CTTCCGTTTATAGTAAAATGGAAAGAAGATCCAACTGAAAGCGAAAGCAAAATTGTTACAGAGACACTGAAAAAGTGGTGTGCTATTAATAAGATGGATCAGCGTATCTTCCGCACATTCCGTAATGCTATCAAGTATGGTGATCATTTCTTCTTGCGTGATCCAGAAACATTTGAACTATATTATGTTAATCCAACAGATGTAAAACGTGCTGTAATCAACGAAGCAGAAGGCCGTGCAATTGAGCAGTATGTTTTAACAAACGTACATGCTAACTTAGGTGCCAAAGTTGCAACTCATCCAATTGATAATGTTAACACACTGGCCAACTCAAACGTAACAGCAGCCGCTGGCCCATATTCGATTCCAAGTGGATATGCTAAATCAGCGCAAGACAGCGGTGAAATTGCCATTGATGGTGAACATGTATTGCACATCAGCTTAAACGAAGGCTTAGATGCGGCTTGGCCATTTGGTCAAAGTATTTTAGATAGCGTATTCAAAATTTACAAGCAAAAAGAAATGCTTGAAGATGCTATTATTATCTATCGTGTACAACGTGCGCCAGAACGCCGTGTATTCTATATTGATACAGGTAACTTGCCAAGTCACCAAGCTATGGCATTCGTTGAACGTGTTAAAAACGAAATTCACCAAAGACGTATTCCAACTCGCAGTGGCGGCGCCAGTGTTATGGATGCTAGTTACAACCCGTTAAGTATTATGGAAGATTTCTTCTTTGCTCAAACAGCAGACGGTCGTGGCAGTAAAGTTGAAGTATTACCAGGCGGTCAAAACTTGGGTGAAATTGATGACTTAAAGTTCTTTACCAATAAGTTGTTCCGTGGTTTGCGTATTCCTAGTAGCTACTTGCCTACAGGTCCAGATGATACAGCAGTACAATTTACAGACGGACGCATGGGCACCGCTCTTATTCAGGAATTCCGCTTTAACCGCTATTGCAGACGTTTGCAAGGGCTAGTTGCTCCATATCTTGATAAAGAATTCAAGACTTTCATGAAGCATAGAGGCGTTAATATTGACAGTTCTAGCTTTGATTTGGACATGCTAGAGCCCCAGAATTTCAGCGGATATCGTGAAATTGAGATCAATAATGCCCGAGCCGCAGTATTCACGCAACTTGCTGAAATTCCATATCTTGCTCATAGATTTAAGCTACAAAAGTTCTTGGGCTTAACTGATGACGAAATCTTAGAAAATGAGCGCCAGTGGCGAGAAGAAAATGCTGATGCAGACGATCAGGGTAACGAAGAGTCGACAGACTTTAGCGCAACTGGTCTAAGTGGACCAAGTGATGCTGACTTGGATCTAAGCGGTGGTTTAGATTTAGGTCCAGCTGAAGGCGAAGCAGGCGCTGAAGGAGCACCAGAAGTAGGCGCTCCAGGAGCCGCCACACCACCAGGTGGCGCCGCACCAGCCGCATAAACTTGAATAACGGTAAATAATGTTATGAGATTTAATGACTTGACTTTGTTACAAAACGAAATCGAAGAAGAAGTAGACCCAGATGTTGCCTTCTTTGGTGACCTACGTAGGAAACGTCTAAGTCTAGAGCACGTAAACAAATTAAGAAAGCTTAAGGATTTGCGTGAATATGAATCTAAACAGCGATTAAAACTTGTCAAACAGATGTACGCTAGACCCCCGGCGGCCTAACTTATCTTCTTATCAATCTAAAGAAAAACTCCGTTTTTTCTGCCATTTCTCCTTCTTTTGACTACGCCTTCTGTAAGTAGTTATTGGTAAAGCACGTTAATACGTGCGCCCCTTAGCGCAAGGAGAATATAAATGACAAAAACAGTACTAGAGCAAGCGTTGGACCATCTTCTTAACAAAGAAGAAAGCAAAGCCGCCGCATTGTTACATGATTACTATGTTGGTGTTGGCCGTCAAGTCTATGAAGACATTATGGCTGACGATATCGCTTTCGAAGACGAAGCCGAAATGGCCGCCAATGCTGTTGAAGAAGTTGAAGCTGATTTAACAGAAGAAGGTGAAGATGATGAGTTTGCTCCAGAAATGGGCGACGAAGAAGAAGCCACAGGCGACTTAGACGCTGAAATGGGTGGCGAAGAAGCCGCTCCAGTTGACGCAGAAGCCGCTGATGTTGCTGACGCTATGATGGATGTTGAGTCCGCATTAGCTAAACTAAAAGCAGAATTTGAAGAAATGGTTGGTGGTGAAGAAGTTGAAGCCGCCGGCGAAGAAGGTGAGATGGACGCCGAAATGGGCGAAATGCCACCAGAAGATGAAGAATCACGTATTGGTGAAGCTTTAGAACTACAAAAAGTTTCTTTAGATGCCAACACAGAAGGTAGCCCAGCAGGTGCTGGTTCTGGCGCAAACAGCGTTACAGGTGCTACAAACACAACAAGCCCAGTTGCTAAACGTAACCCAATGATGGCCCGTCCATCTACACAGTTTGGTGGTAGCACAAGCGGTGAAGGCACAGCTAGTGGTACAACACCAGCTAAGGCTCCTAAGTCACAAGACATGGGCGGCACAACAAAGCCAGCAGTAAGTAAAGTTGCTAGACCAGGTACAGCACCAGGTCGCGAAGGCGGCTCTAGCTCAAACGTATTACCTCGAGGTTAAGCCATGCAGAACCTACAGCCACTACGTGAAAATTTAAGTTTTGATCAAGCACAAATGGTTCTTGAAACTAAAGACACAGCCAGTGGCGGTAAGGATCTCTACATGAAAGGCGTTTTCATCCAGGGAGGTGTACGTAATCACAATCAACGTGTATACCCTGTAAATGAAATCACTAATGCTGTAGAGAGCATTCGTAAACGATTAGATAGTGGCTTCTCTGTTCTAGGAGAAGCAGACCACCCAGACGATCTACAAGTAAACATTGACCGAGTAAGTCATATGGTTACTGAGATGTGGATGGATGGCCCAAATGGTTATGGTAAGTTAAAGCTTATCCCTACGCCAATGGGAAACATTATCAAAACATTACTTGAAAGTGGTGTTAAATTAGGTGTTAGCAGTCGTGGATCCGGCAATGTTACTGAATCAGGTAACGTGTCGGATTTTGAAATTGTAACTGTTGACGTTGTAGCACAACCAAGTGCTCCAGAAGCCTACCCAACACCGATTTATGAAAGAGTGATGGGAAGTCGTAGACGTGCCGCTCTAATGGATGTGGCCTATGCGGCGACCTACGATAGGTCCGCACAAAAACACCTTGAGTCTGAGGTGTCTAGATTCATATCGAATCTAAAGAAAGTCTGAGGAAAAAACAATGAGTAAATTTACAGAAATGTTAGGCGGCGCTGTTTTATCCGAAGAGGTGCGTGAGAATATCAACGCCGCTTGGGAAAAACACTTGTCTGAAAGCCGTGAGGAAGTCACAGCAGAATTACGTGAAGAATTTGCTTCACGTTATGAACACGATAAAGGTCAGCTAATTGAAGCTATGGATAAGCTAATGCAAGATACAATCTCTGCAGGTGCGTCCGACTTAAAATCATTGCGTGAAAGCGCATTAGCACAGCGTACAAAGTATGCCGCTAAAATTAAAGAAGATACAGCATTATTACAAAAGCTAGTTTTAGAAACTCTGTCAAAAGAAGTTGCTGAACTACGTAATGATCGCGCCGCTTCTAAAGCCGCTATTGCTCAACTTGAAGAGTTTGCTTTACGTAAACTAACAGGTGAGTTAAGCGAATTGCATGAAGATCACAAGAGCCTAGTAAACGCTCGCGTTAAACTAGTTGCTGAAGGTCGTAAAGCAATTGAAGAAGCCAAGAGTGCATTTGTTAAGAAAGCCAGCGAAAAAGTTAACACTATTGTTGCTGAAACTTTCAAGAAAGAAATCACTCAGCTTAAAACAGATATTCGTGAAGCAAAAGAAAACAACTTTGGTCGCAAGATCATGGAAGCTTTTGCCGCAGAATTTATGGCATCTAAGTTTGCAGACGGTACAGCCGTAAGCCAACTTAACAAATCAATTATTGAAATCCAAGGTCAATTAAAAGAGGCTAATACAAAACTAACACAAAAAGAACAACAAATTAGCGAGTCGCTTCGTCGTCAGCGCATTGCGGAAGATCAAGCACAGCGAGTTCGCGTAATGCAAGATTTGTGTGCCCCGTTGTCAAAAGACAAACGTGGTATCATGGAAGAGTTACTTGAAAGCACAGATACATCTAAGCTAAAAGATCAATTCCAGAAATTCTTGCCATCTGTCCTAAACGAAGAAGTTCGTCGTGAGAAGAAACAATTAGTTGAAGGACAACAATCGCAGAAGACTGTGATTACTGGTAACAAATCTCAAGTTGAGATCGTTGCCGCCCCAGCCGAAGCTGACGAAACTATTCGTCAACTACGTAAACTCGCTGGTATTTAAAGATTAAATTAGGAGACAATTATGTCACAAGCTCTATTTGAAGCTAAAAATTGGTCTGCTACTAAAGAAGCTTTAGTAGAAGGTCTAACTGGTCAACGTAAGACCACAATGGAAGTTGTTCTAGAGAACACTAAAAAGTATTTGACAGAAACAGCTACAACTGGCGCCACTGCCAGCGGTAACGTTGCTGTTCTAAACAAGGTTATTTTACCAGTTATTCGTCGCGTTATGCCAACAACAATCGCTAACGAATTAGTTGGTGTTCAACCAATGCAAGGTCCAGTTTCTCAGATCCACACTTTACGTGTTCGTTATGCAGAAGCTATGGCTGAGAAGACAGGCGGCGCCGCAGGTGACGTTATCGGTGGTGCAGTAAGTGCTAACGATGAAGCCCTAAGCCCATTCAAGATCGCTCAACAATATTCTGGTTCTGCCGCTGGTACAGGCGCCGCAACAAGCGCACTTGAAGGCGTTGGTGGTAAGAAGATGAACATCCAGATCTTGAAAGAGACTGTTGAAGCTAAGAGCCGTAAGTTAAGTGCTCGTTGGACATTTGAAGCTGCTCAAGACGCACAAGCCATCCACGGTGTTGACGTTGAAGCAGAAATCATGGCCGCTCTAGCACAAGAAATCACAGCTGAAATTGACCAAGAAGTTATTGGCTCTTTGATCAACTTAGCTGGTAGCGCATATGGTACATACGACCAAGCCGCTGTATCTGGTACAGCTAACTTCGTTGGTGACCAACACGCCGCTCTTGCAGTATTAGTAAACCGTGCCGCTAACGACATTGCTAGCCGTACACGTCGTGGTGCTGGTAACTACATTGTAGTTTCTCCAACAGCATTGACAATTCTACAATCTGCTACAACATCTGCTTTCGCTCGTACAACAGAAGGTACATTCGAAGCTCCAACAAACACCAAGTTCGTTGGTACATTGAACAGTTCAGTTCGTGTATACGTTAACCACTACGCAGGCGATGCGGCTCCGATCCTAATCGGTTACAAAGGTGCTAACGAAATGGATGCTCCAGCATTCTATTGCCCATACATCCCATTGATGAGTTCTGGTGTTATTCTTGACCCAGCTACATTCGAACCAACTGTCAGCTTCATGACACGTTATGGTTATGTTGAACTAAGCAACAGCGCATCTTCTTTAGGTAACGCTGCCGACTACGTTAACACAATCGCTATTGACGCTGGTAACCTAAGCTTCATCTAATCCTTAATAAGGTTAGTAGAAACTATAAAAGGGCTCTTAGGAGCCCTTTTCTAATGGGTAAGTATAGTATGTTTACAGATATGAAAGTTAGATTGGATAGAGCAAAAATCTGCCAAGGATGCGAATACTATCGTCGTAGTACTAGGCAATGCACTGAATGTGGATGTTTGGTTAATTTTAAAGTTATGATAGCAGATACTGAATGCCCGAAAGGTAAATGGGGCAAGGTTACAGAAGGTACAGATATGTTTGCTGAAATAGCTAATCAAGCTCAAAAGATATTCTTTAACAAAGAAGCAGGACCAAAAAACTAAGCCTCTGGTAAATAACCGTAAGGAGGCCAAATATGCCAAAATTAGACGATTATGACGACAGCGGAGCATTCAACGCATTAAGTCCACGAGCACAAGTAAACATTGATGCTCGAGTGGCTGCTGGAGGTTGGTCAAGTGCCGACGAAGCAGCCAAAACCAAGGCTGTAGCCGATGCAGCCGCACAAGTAGCAGTTCAAGGTGCTACAAACACATTAGAAACCGACGATAGATTCGGCAATTTTATTAATAGTAAGTGGCGCCCAATGATGGCATTCATTTACATGATTACATGTGCCACAGACTTTGTTATTTTTCCAGTACTATGGTCAGTGCTACAAGCAGTACAAGGTGGTCAGGTTACAAGTCAATGGAGTCCATTGACATTACAAGGTGCAGGTTTATACCATATTGCTATGGGTGCTGTACTAGGTTTAGCGGCTTATGGTCGTAGCCAAGAGAAAATTGCTGGTAAGTCATAATGTCAATTAACACGAATCACTCGCAGGAATCGCTTACACCAGAATCTGGTGTGCTTACAATTGAAGGTACAGGTGCCCTAAAACTTCCTGCTGGTGGCTCGTCAGACCGCCCGTCAATTAATGTCGGAGGCTATATTAGATTTGCAACAAACAACACAACCACAGAATATTTTGATGGTGCTAATTGGCAAACACTTACGTCTAAAGAATATGTTGATAATGAACTTAATAACATTACCTTAGACAAGTTAGTTGATGTACAAAGTGCTACACCAACAGATGGCCAGGTTATCTCTTATGATGCTAACCTTGGACAATTCAGAACACAGACACAAGCATTAACTGTTATAACAAGATTGTTTTCAGGTACAGGTACAGCATTTGATTTTGATATCATTACAAGTGTTGGAAGTGTACAAAATTTAGTAGTAAGTGTTGATGGTATTCAACAAGAACCGTTTTACAGCTATACATTAGTTGATGGTCATATTGTTAACTTTGATGAAGCGCCGGAAGCCGGTGCACGTATCCAAGTTAAAATCTTAAAGAGTACTACTTCAACAGACAGAGCAAGACCTAGAGTTACTGGCGTAAGCTATAGCACTATTGGTCCTTATACAACAATTTCTATTGTAGCAACAGACATTACATATGGTACTGGTGCTAGAATCGGTAATCAAGAAATCACACGCATTGATTACCCAACAGTCAATACCATGCAACTCATGGTAGAGACAAGTCAGGTCAATGGAGCCTTCTGGAATACTCCACAAGACTTGACACTGGTAGATACTAGCGGAAATGAATTTGTATTTCCACAACTAATAAACTATGGCATGTCTAAGCCTTACTGGACAAATTCAAATTCCTATATCGGAACTTTTTCACCCGGAGACACTATTAATTTTACACTTGGAGTAAATAATGCTACAAGTATTACAATTGATCCTGCTTATGCAGGTGAATCCGCAATTGGATGGTTATCCATCAGTAATGGACATATTGTAGGAACTGCTCCTAATAACAGCACTCCTAGTCGATATCAAATTACTGTCACTGCTAGCAACGGAAGCGTTAACATAACGGGAAACTTCTGGCTGTTAGTTATTTGATTATTCTCTATGTTGGTCTGACACCATACTTAAAATGTCAATAAGGCTTCACTAGAAGTCTAAACAAGGGAAAAAATAAAATGCCTTTAATTAAAGCAAGGTCAAGTTCGATTATCAATGACATCGACTTGCGCGGTACCCCAACTAGCCCAACAGCTAGTAAAGGTGCCAACACTACACAAATCGCTTCTACCAGTTTCGTTACTGGCGCAGTTAGCGATTTGATTAACTCGTCTCCTGCTGTTTTAGATACACTATCTGAACTAGCGGCAGCGATTAACAATGACGACAGTTTTGCAACCACAGTTGCCAATTCTATCGCAACAAAAGTTGCCTTAGCTGGCGACACAATGACTGGATTCTTGACTCTTCATGCAGATCCATCAAGCTTGATGCATGCCGCAACAAAGCAGTACGTTGACAGCGAAATCAACTCACAGATGATCTATAGTACAGATGATGTTCCAGAAGGTTCATTAAATCTATACTACACAGACGCTCGCGTTCGTGGTGCATTTACTTTACAAAGTGACAACACTTCTGTACTAGATTATGATAATGCCACTGGTGTATTGTCATACAATCATCCACTAAGCGATGGTATCTTAGAAGGTACAACAAACTTGTACTATACAGATACTCGTGTACGTAATGCTATCAGTTTAACATCTGACGATAACCAAATTCTTGGTTATGGCACATCTACCGGTACGTTTACATTTACAACACCTGATACAGATAAGATTGTTGAAGGTTCAACAAACCTATACTTTACAACAGCTCGTGCTCGTAACTCTGTAAACAACGGTGCTAACATTGATTATGATCCAGCAACTGGTACAATCAGCACACAAGCCGCGGTTTGGAGTGTTAACACCCAAACTGGTGATGTT